AGTATTCAGACAAAGCAGTAATAGGTTTATTTACTCTTGATCCGAATACAAAAGAAATGCTAATTACTAAAGTAGAAACCATAGGGTTTCCTGGAGACAAAAAAAACATTAACCAATTATCTTTATTCCAATGAAAACAGCATTGCAAGAAGTATTCTCACGCCTCGAAGAATTACATCCAAGATTATTTGACATCTATACAAATGAAGGTAGAGATTTTGTTCGGGAGTTTCATAAGTTTATGGAAGTCGAAAAGCAGCAGATAATTATGGCTTATCATAATGGATATTCTTCAGCTATAGAAGTTAAGCCAAAGCAATACGAACCTGAAACATATTACGATGAAACCTATAAAAAACCTTAAAAATGAAAAACCTACTATTCTTAACAGCACTACTTATCATCGGATGCAAGGCACACCAATCTGAACCCGAACCGAACTACCAAATTATTGATGTTTCCAAAGATGAAACAATCAGTTATGCCACGCCCTGCAATCTCAAAACAAAATCAACTATACCACCTCACGTTGATTCTTACATAAAACGCTTCTTAGCAACTGCAAAGCAAGAAGCTAAACTCTTTAACATACCAGTAAGCATAAAGCTCGCACAAGGCATTCTTGAAAGCAGCGCAGGAAGGTCAGACCTATCACGCAAACATAACAACCACTTCGGAATAAAACACCGAGGTAAAGGGAAATTTGCAGTTTACCGGGATGACACACCAAGAGACAGATTTCAAGTTTATAAATCTGCTTGGTTCTCCTACCGTGACCATTCAAAATTACTCTGTATGGAAAGATATTCTCACTTGCGTAAACTTAAGCGCACCGAATATAAAAAGTGGGCATATGGGCTAAAGAAAGCAGGATACGCAACGGCACCGCACTATGCCCAATCATTGATTAAAGTCATTGAGACTTATAAACTCTACCAGTACGACCTATGAACGAAATAAGATTCACCAATAAATCACTACAGCACTTTTTAAAAGAAGCCTCAAAATATCCTCCGCTGCATCCTGATGCCGAAGCTACAGCAACACCCGAACAACTCATAAAACACAATATGCTTTTCGTAGTATCGGAAGCCAAGAAAATCAATAATAGCGCAACCGACATTAAAGACCTTATTTCAGAAGGCATGATCGGATTGATAAAGGCAGCTAATAGATTTGACTCTACACGAGGATTTAAATTTATTTCTTTTGCTGTTTATTATATTCGCCAGGCAATACTTACCTACATTTACGATACGCAAAGCACAATCAGGATTCCTGCAAAGAACTATCAATTAATAAGAACTTACCTGGAACTCAAAGCGAAGTACGATGAAGCAGAAATTAAAGAAATGGATCTTTTCCCGAAATACTTTATTAGAGATTTTCACCACTATCCGAAAGTGATGAGCATTGAAAATGATAGTAATGATGAAGATGAAATAGAGAAGCAGTTCGCATCCGATGAGGATACTGCAAGAGTAATAGAAAATCTAAGCATGAGTAAAAAAATGAAGATAATTCTTAGAACTCTTAGCAAAGAAGAATACTTTATTATTGAAAATATGTACTTAGTAGACTTCCCTTTGAGGCCCTTTCAAATTGCAGAGAGACTAAACTACTCACAAGAAAGAATTAGACAGCTGCATCTCCAAGCACTACACAAGCTTAGACAGAAAACCTCCGTTCACGACCTGTTAACTCAATAAGAACTCTTTCAGATACACTATACTTCGCAGACAGTTCCTTAATTGTCTGCGTTTTTGTTTTCTGACCTATCATATCATAGAACTCACATATGGCACAGTACTGGATTACCCTGCGCTCAGAGAGAATACCGGAACTAATAAGCATCTCAGACAGAGACTCAGCTGTGATATTTTGCATCTGCTCTATGCGCTCTGCCAATCTGCGAGCGAATTCCTTTTTAATATTCTCCGTGGATACCATTAGTCTCATAAAATTCGATTGCTTCCATTGTTTTTTTGAATACTTTACCTCTACAGGATGAACAGGTTTCTTCCTGGATGACATTTGATTTACTTAGATACTCATTGTAAATTTCAAATAAGTATCTTGTTCTGTCATCGCCTTGTGGTAATCCCATCCGTAATTCCAAAAGCCAAGGTTTAAGCTGAACAAGTTCTTCCCGATCTTCCTCAGGAACATCATAAAAACTTTTTTTCATAGTGCAAATAATAATAATGCTGTTAACAATCCTGCACCGACTCCGATGCCGATAATCTTCCAGGTCTTTTTTCTGCGAGTTTCAACTGTGTACTTCTTTTGATAGTCTTTGTACACTAACTGCTCACGTTTATAGACATCCATAATATCTCTAAGGTCTTCAGTTTCCTGCTGAAGGCTTTCAATTTTTTTTACTTGCGCAATGTTTAGTTTTTGCGCTGTCTGTACTATAGCATAACAGCTGTCAAGCGTTGCACTCATCTCCTTAATAACTACCTTGTAATGCTTTAGGCTGTCAAATCTCGAAGCAACCAACTCCATAAACGTACGACTGCAAATAAAGCCATCAGGATGAGGCTTAATCTGCGAGTAAACGGGCAACCAAAGCAGTATCAGTAAGAATATTGTAATTAACCGAAGGTACATTGACATTTATTTTAATGTTCTGAATCTGTTTCCTAATTTTTTCGGTCTTATCTGACAAAGTTTCCTGCAATGAATCAATCTGCTTTGTCAAATCTTGCCTTTCTTTTTGCAAAGATACAATATTTTGCATAATACTGTCCTTGTATTTCTGCTCACTTTTCAAAATCTTTTTGTGTAAGTTGGTAGTGCTGTCGTAGAATATCCACGACAACACACCAACCGAGACAACAAACAAAATTAAAAGACCATATAACCAAATTTTCATCGTAGTGTTACTTTTCTTTTGATGCGCTCACCTTCTTTTGTATCTCTGTGAAGCTCATCTGTTACCAAATATACTTTACTCTCCATCACTTGTCCGCTAATAGCATTAGTTCTATCATTGAATGCTCTTACTAAGCCATTGTCTAAGCCACCGAGATTTGGCGCACCGAGCAATCCTCCATTTGCGAAGCCCGGTATCCTTGCAGCACTAAGCACAGGTCTCAAAAGCTTTGTTTGCTTGGCATTCAAAAAGGTTTCTCCGACTCTTGCAGCTACCAAGACATTGTCTCCTTTAGTTGTTTGCGGAATGTTCTGAACACCTACAACTTTTCCACCGCTATCAGGAAGACCTACTGGAGTAACCGCTCCACCTTCGGCAAGTGGCTGTGCTAAGATGCCTGCTGTTTGTATAGCACTTTGTATAGATGCTGTAATAATTGCAGGAATATTTGCCGGTGGTGGTGCTGAAGCTACTGCCTTACTTATTGCTAAGAATCCCTGGATAATACTTTGTGTTACTGCAATAGCTTTTTCTCTTTTTGCTGCTTTACGTTGTATCTCTTCCTGTTTCTTTGCAAGCATTTCTTCATTCTTAATTTCTGCGTCAATCTGCTGCTGTATAAATTGCCGGCGAAGACCTGTAGCTGTCTGAAGTTCTTCGTTTAACTTTTCTTGTCTCTCTGAACTTCTCTGCAACTGCTCCTCAATACCTTTCTCTGCTCTTGCACTTATAGCAGAAAGAACTGTATCCAATAATTCAAGACCTTGCTGAACATACCCGGCAATTTCTTCAATATCCTGAAGTCTCTTTTTCTTTAAGTCATCAGAGTTTTTCTGAACCATATCTACATACTGTAACTCTGCGGCCGATAACTTGGTGTTTAGATCTTGTTTTGCCTTAGCTACAGCATCATATTCCTCTTGTCGAATCTGCACACCTTTGGCAGCTTGGTCTTTTAAGAATGCCTCCTGGTCATCAACTGCACGAAGCTGAACTTTAAGCTTTTCAATTTCATCGAGAATCTTTTTCTCTTCAGCTAATCTTATAAGCAACTCACGCTTCTTTGCATCCTTCTCTTGGGCCAATTGCTTATTGAGTGTCTCTTCATTTTTTAAGAGTCGCATATCTCCAGCCTCTTCAATGAAATTAAGTTCCGAAGTCAATGCCTCATCTCTCCATTGCTTAAGCTGTTCAAGGTTCGCCTCTGCTTTTTCAAGTTCTTCTTTGCTATATGTATCGTTAATTTCTTTCTTCTTGTTAACCTTGTTCTGCTCAATCTGTACTTCGATTTGTGCCTGTACATTACTTACCTCTTCAAGTTGTTTGGCATTCGCCTGTTGTTCTTTAAGTAACTCCGGAGATTTTTTTCCGAATGTTTCAGCAAGTTCTTTCTCACGCTCTTGCTGTGCGATCTTCAAGTCATCATACTGCTTTTTGAGTGCTTCAAGTTGCAATTTAGCATTCAGTTCAACTTCTTTTATTTCACGCTCTTGATTATTTTTTATGTTCTTAATGGTCTCTTCCTGGAGCCTTGTCTGTAATTCCAAAAGCAATGCAGCTTTCTCTCTTGCTGCCTTAATCTCATCTTCTGCATATTTCTTACGATCTTGTCTAAGCTTTTCTGCTGCTGATTTAGCTGCATCTTGCTGTGCTTTTAATGCATCAACATCAACTTTTTTGCGTTTTGCCTGCGCTTCTTTTTCATCCTTTTCTCTTTGTTCATCAGCCTTTTTCTTTGCATCATTATAACCTTTGGAAAAAGCCTCAGCTATTGTGGCTCCATCTGCATTTATAGCATTTTTTTGCCTTCTTAGTTCATTGATTGCATCTTGTACATTTGCTCCGAAAACTCCTTTAACCTGTTGTCCAAAAATCTGTGCATCGAGATATAAAGACTGGAAGAAATTTACAAAATTAGTTCCAAGTTGTTTTAATGACGAAACAATACCCGAAAATACCGCTGGCAAATTTCTAAAGCCTTCATAAACAGCAGCGACAGAAGATATAATTGTATCAAATACTGACTTTAATAATGGACTTTGATTGATAAAATCGGCAAATCCTGCAACTACATATGAAATACCATTTGCTAAAAGTACCAATTGATTTGCAATTAACTCAATCGGGAATACCAAGATATTGATAGCCTTAGTAAATATTGATGTTTCTTTGCCTCCCTTATTAAAAACAGCAAATAAATTCTGCAATGTTTGTCCTAATTTGCTAAATGCCTGACCAACTGGTCTAAAGATTTCAATCAGCTTAGCAAATACCAAAAATAAACCAGTTTCAATCTGCTTGCCTGCTTCTTTAAAACTATCATTCACACCTTGCAAACGCCTTGCTACATCAACTTGAGATTGTGCAAGTTCTTTATTTGTTTGAAGCAAATCTTTATTGCGCTCAGAAAATTCAGTAACTCCACCACTTGCTGCTTGAAATGCTTGAGGATAATCCGCAATTGTTTTTAAGTAATCTCCTGCATTGCCTTGTCCTTCAACCAATGCACCCTCTAATTTTCCAAGAGCCTCCTCAAAGCCAATACCGAGAGAAGAACCTAACTTCTGTGCTGCCTCCGAAATAGTCTTCGCATCCGTATCAAACGTTTCTGCAAGTGCTGTCGTTTGCGCTGTGATGTTATCCAAGTCTTGACCATACGCCCCCGAAAATTCCGCAACCGTTTGTTTTGTCTCATTGATTTTAGTTATGAATTCATCAAGTCTTTTGATTGCCTGGCCGATAAGCTTTGCAGCTTGAAAGGCCACAAAACCACCAATCAAAGCCTTACCAAATAGATTCAATCTTCCTTCACTATCTTTTAATTGTGCTGAGAATGCCTCAAATCCCGGTATCGCTCTTGTAAGCGATCGGTTAATCATTGCAAATGTCTTCGGATAGTTACCAACATTTCTTTGAAACTGACCGGTACTTGCATCAATCTTTTTTAGCTCTGTGTCAAGTTGATTGATTTTATCTTTAAGCTGCTGACCTTTGGCAGAATCTCTCTCCGCAGCTGATAAACTTTTATACTGCTTTCTCAAATCAACTAACTGCTGATTCAATTGGTAGTAACTGCCCTCAGCTTCTTTTGTTGCACTCGCAGATTTTAAGAAATCCTTCTGCTCTTTCTTTGTTTTGCTGAGTTCTTCTTTAGTCGCTGCAATCTGATTGCGAAGCTTGATGTATTCATCGCTGCCGACCTCAACTCCTTTAAGCTCTGTGTTTAAGTTTTTGAGTTCCTGCTCTAAACCTACTACTTGCTTGGTTAAGTCCGATAAGCCATCGATTTCAATACTTAGTGCTATTGTTTTTGCCATTATTTTTATACTGGATTTATGATTCCTAAAATATTGCTATAAGTTGTGTTGGAAAGGTCGAGATCTGTCGGGCCCTGTTCCAATAAAAGAATTGTTTTTGTGCTGCTGTCACTTTGTGCCGAGTAACCATCAATCTTTTGCAGAATCCATTCGAGACCATCTATCTTAAGCTTGTTTTTAAATGATAAGCTATTCATAGCAAGCAAATCCCAAAACATATATGCCTCCAATCGCTTACCAATTCGCTTTCTTGCATATTCCTGCAACCAAAAAGCTTCGAATAAGCCAGGTACTTGCTGCCCCTCGATGAACTCTCTCCCGAAACCTATGGAAAAATCCGCAGCATTGTTATAGTTTACCATAAAGCTAAGCGGAGGAGCTAAGTCAAAGCCAGGAGTAAAGGTACAATTAAAAGTGCTGTCTTTCGATAGTCCTCTAAAGCCAACAAAATAAAGAACTCGTGGCTCGATATTGGCATCCAACTCAGTCGCTGTAGGGTCTAAAAAGTAATCTTGCGGATAAATCAAAGGTATCTGCAAAGATGTTACTGCACTTGCACCCTGAATGCTGTTGTCATTCGTGTGAACTGTCTTCGCAAAGAAAGGATTCTCTTTTGTTTCTGTTTTTTCGTTGAACCTATCCTGCGGCAAAGCGTACTGAGCTGAGAAAATACCTAATGGCTCATCTTTTTCAACTGCTTCTTCGCTCGGAGAATCTGTTATGTAACTGAATATTGTATTCTCATCGATGTCATTCACGCTTATAAGCTCTGCATCTATTTCCAAATCTAATGTATCGGTGCTGTCGAACGTTGGAACTGAATAGAATCCTTGCTCTAAGGTCTGAATTACTGTAGTTGGAGCATTGTCTTGTCTGTACAAATATGGGTCGGCAGGCTCAATTGTAAGAGTTCCTGCTTGTACATTTGCTTCGAACCTAAGATTAAACATATGCTGCAATCCCTTAATCAAATCAAGTACCTTCCAGTTCTTTGTTAAGTACCTAAACTGCAATATTGAACCGAATGCATATTCAGCCTCACCGATGATGTTAAAATTGATAGTATAGATTGTACTCGGATCACTCGGCGCAATGATATGAACCATACTTATCAAATCGCCTGCATTTAAATACAAAACTTCAGATATAACATTTCCTGATGCATTACCTGTTCCTGGTGTACCTGGACTTAAATCTAATATTGAAGTAAGTACAGGTAGTGTATTGTTATTTATTGTCGCTGCAAAAAATGCTGCCCAAGTACCAATTGTACTTGTTACAGTAGCAGATAGTTGAATTTGATAATAACCTGTAAACGGAACTGTATAATATCCTGTCGTTGGATTATATGGTGTCGCTAAAGTTGGTTGATTATAATCAGGGAATACATAAGTGATATTTGTACTCGATACATTCGTCCCAGGCTCCGCAAGTTGAACATTGATATAGTCCTGACTAAACTCTTCAGGGTATCGCTCAGCCATCGGTAATGGAAGAATCATCCGCTTGAAGATATCTGTATCTAAAAACTGAGATGTAAAATTGTAACCAATCGTGTCGAATGCCTTGTCGAGAATCGAGCGGATAAACAAAAACGGAGTGAACTCTTCAATACCAACCTCTCCTGCTATGTTCCATTCCTTCCACTTGATAAGCGTGAATCCAAAGAAATCGCCCGAATCATATGTCGCATTCCATCCTGTCAATACTGTTGAAGTATCTAATACCGCAGCAGTAAAATCCAAATCACGGATTCTTAAGTCCTTCATTCGAATAGTCCAGTCGGCATTGGTACCATAAAGGTCAACCTTGTAGTTTCTTGCCTTATATCGGTATCTGTCAGACATCAAAATAGCAGATTGCAACTCCGCCTGCCCCGAAAGAATCTGAACACCACCATCCTCAAAAACAAAAGGCTTTAATAATGGTGCCGAACCTGTATTGTCTGAGCCTGCTGCATACCAATCATTAAATAAAGTATCATTCACACCTGTACTTGGAAGTTCAATGCTTCGCTTCGAATATGCACCCGAAACAAAACCCTCATCATCCACCTCATAAACCAATGAGTATGTCAATCCGCTTTGTGGCAAATCTACCACTACGTTGTCTATTGTCAATCTTCTATACATAGGACATACTTACGTTTACATCTTTTGAAAAAATTGTAAGAACACCAGCAGTTAAATCGAATGAGCTGTTAATCTTCTCAGCACCACTGAACACAAATTTTGTGATTAAGCTTTCCGGCACATACAGATATCCTATCAGAATCGAATCCTTAACCTGGTACTCACAAGCGATGGTCTTGAAACCTACACCAACAGTAACAGCACCAAATATTATTTTTTCGGTAAACTGAGGAGTAATGGCATTGCTATAAAACTCTCCCGATGATATATTCCAAGTTGTACTTGCAAGCGTGCTGTATCCTGCGTAATCTAATGTCATATTCTGTGCGTGATTATATCTTGAGAAAGATTAACAACAAAGTCCACTTCGAATAAACCTATCTTTCTTTTTTCTGAAATTTCAGTATCTGCTATCCAAACTCTCCAATATTCTCCGCTGTCATTCGGGTTAATCATATAAACCTCAACGCTGTAAAATAATTCCTTAATCCACGCCATCTCTGAATTTGTCATCAGCTTACTGCATTGGTATGCTTTGTTTGCTTGAATGTTTGTTTTTGCTCTGCCGTAGTCATCCTGTGTATGAGGCCAGTTCAATGGCTTCTGAAACAATTCTCCGGTAACTGCAATACCAAGCTCGGTATAACTGAAGTCGTAATTATCAACTCCACCTAAAGCATTTGTCCAGTATAATCTAATCTGTTTTCCGCAGGCATCACCAAAAGTATAGGTATGAATTTCAGAGTTTACGAAGAACAGCATCGCAGTAAATAGGTTAATACCTAATCCTGCTGTTATTGTATAGTAAGCGCAGTTCGTAAAGTCAGGAGCAACACTATTAAAAAATGTTCCTGCCGGTATAGCTTGTAGTTGTGGCTTGCCAACTCCGATGGTGTGCATCTCATCAGGAAGACCGCCAAGTGTTGCAAGGTATGCTGTATTTATGAGCGTGCCTGTGCTATCAAATGTCTCAATTCTTATCTGATTCCATTGCGACAAAAAGGATAAGAAGATATTCTCATCCTCTTTAATCGTTCTCGCTTCAGGACTATTCGTTAAGAATCGTTTCGGGCCTGTAACCAATGGCACACCTAAAAACTCATCAAGCGACATATCTTCTCCGTTCTGCCTGGTAGTGATGCAAGCATATTGGAATCCAGAACTATCGCTTATCGGATAGGTTTCAATCTTGCCATTGGCAGCATTTCGGTACTCGTACTCGAATGTTACTTCGAACTCTAAAAAGCTATCAGTATTCTCTACCCTGGTATCGGCATTCAAGTTCCCGAAGGTAGATCTCCGACTTCGCTTTGTGAGATACCTTTGTATGTACTGCTGAACATCGACATAAAAGTAATACTCAACAGCAGGAGGAGTCAAGCTAACTGTCTCTAAGTACGGAGCAACTCTGCCGACTGCAATGAGCTCAGTTCCACCATTTGTAGTAATCGTGAACTTGCAGTTAGTAATTACATCAGGTGGAAAAGTAGTGTACATTACTTGCCACACTATTGGTCTGTATGCCGATGCCGGGTTATACGTTGGACTTGTTATAACTGCCATTATGGGTATAGTTCGTTGTATCTGTTTACGTAATAAGTATCGAACACCTCTCCACTTGCAAAAGTCTCTTGGCATAAATTTGCCATAACTTCTTTCTTGGCTTGGTTTGCTGCATTGTAAGCAGTTAATAAACTTGCAGGGATAATAAACGATACATAAGCAGAAACAGCAAGTGATAAAGCAACTTGATCACCACCTTGCGCATCAATCGCATCTTGGTAATCGTTTGTTAATGTCTCGCTATCTGCATTGCTTAACAGAATTAGTTTAAATGTTTTTTCAGTCATTATGCTCTTATGTTTTCAATTATACTTTCAATTTTTGCTATAAACACCGCCTCACTCCATTCCTCTACAAATTTCTGAATCTCATCTTCTGTGGCTTCCAACGTTTTATCTATAAACTTTGTCGGGCCTTTGACAGGCATTCCGACTTTCTTATGTTTTCTCGCAATTGCAAACGCTATGCTTAAACTTTCTCTATTGTCAGTCACTCCCAATTTCAACTGCGCAAATCTCTGAAGACCTTCAATGTACTTACTCCTTCCACCTCTACCCGATGGCTCTGTGAACGGAATCCTATCAGGCGGAACTCCCTGGTCCAATGCAATGCCATACTGCTCAATCCAAATCTCTATCTTCCTTCCTTCTATCGTGTTTAAGATTCTGCTCTCGATGCTGTCGCTCAATGTTCCTGTCATTATGTGATTTGCAATTCTCAATTGCATCTGCATTTCTTTTATCAGCACATTGGCTAATCTCTGAAGAAGGTCGTTGCTTTCCATTTATATTTGGGCAAGTTCGTTGTTTAGGTTTCATTTATAAAATGTGTATAAAATTGCTTGGTGCGATTCCTGAACCTGATATGTTTGTAGCTGTAACCGCACAACTTATAGATTTTCCTGAGTCATCTAATACAGTTGTGTACTGATTACTCGTTTCGCCTATAATGTCAATACCATTCTTTTTCCATTGATAAGTGAATGTTATTGGCAAATCTCCTGACCACGTTCCGTCATCAATAACATCTAATATACTGCCTACAATATTATCACCAGCTATTACTGGTTTATCAATGTTGGATGGAGCTATGCCATTCACTTGCTGATTCTCTTCATCGGTAATAGCTATGTCTTCCAGGTCAACAGGTAAAAAAGATATGTCTAATGTATCATCTGTACAGATTGCAGGGAACACTAAGTCTAACTGTACTCGAATGCTCCTGGTGTCATTAGTGAATCGGTATGGGTCGAACTCAATGCGATAATCTCCAACATTGAACGGAGGAAACGAGACAGCAGAATAGTCTAACAAATACTGAATCATTTTTTTAGCAAGCACCTGGAGACTCTGCTCAACTTCGATAGTAGTATCAGTCTTGTATGTCAGAAGTCCTTGGTTATAAGCATAGGTATCTGTAATAAGAAACTCAACTGTGTAAGTATCGAAGATTGCAGATGCGCTGCTTTCCATTGCTCTGCTCGCTAATAATGGTGGCAACAACAAAACATACGGATAAAGCCTTCCGGTATCCGATGTTGGGTCGAAGTTGTTCGATATGTTTATGTTCATATCCGATGGGAATCCGTAATGATAGAACTTATAGTCCGCATCGTTCTGAACGATAAGGTTAAACAGATTCGATAGTTGTGTTATTGTCATTTTTCTTTCATTAAATTTTGTTCGAACTCATTCTTTGCAGCTTGTAAACTCAAAAACGCATAAGCTGTGTATAACGGTAATTTTGCTACTTCCTTAATCTTCAAAACATCTCCACCGGCAAGCGTTACAAAAGTATTGAACCATCCGTACGGCTCGATCAAGTCTTTGACTCCTGCTTTAACATGGCGAGGGTCTGGCTCGTCATATAAATTTGGAAATCTTTCTGCAATTTCTCGCTTTGTCTCTGCAAAAAAAAACCTATCTGAAAAAAATCATCGGCACTCAACTCACTCTCAAACATCTCAGCACGCTGTTCTACATCGTAATCATCAAATTTCTCACCTTCCTTTCGGCAGATAACTGCTGCTACTTTTGGAAGCACTCTGTAGTTACCACGAATAATCTCAGACATTTGTTTTTCGTACTCATCAGCCTCTGCAAAATCCTCTATGGTACTTTTTTCCATAAATTTTTGCGGAAGATAATATATTTCATCCAAACATTTAAAGCAATTATATGTCTTATTTTCAGTTGGTATCAAAAAATTGCAATGCAAAGAGTAAACTCCGACAATATCCTCAACCTTACATCTGCGAATCAACTTGATATCGGCACCAGTCCAAAAAGCAATATGCTCGGTATAAAATTGAAGCCATTTGGTATGTGAGTCTTCCTCTTTCGGCTCTTTCTCATCAAGCAAATCAAGGTAATCAATAAACTTAGATAGTTTAATCTCTGTCAATTTTGGTAAGGAGAATTTTGTACCTTCTATTTTTATGTCAATCATTTCTTTGGCTTTTGAATTTTAACAGGCTTTTTTTCACTCGGCATCTTGGATTCGAAATAATCCTTTCCTTGCTTATCCAGGATGGACTGGTCTGTAACAATGCGCTCACATATCCTGCGAGCAGCTATCAAGTTATTGAGCAACTGCCTTGTCTGTAAGCTCCATCGCTCTGTCTTTTCTTCCACCTCGCTTATCATCAAGTCAAGGTGTGTTTTAAAATCTTTCGCATTTATCATATTAGTACAAATTTATTATTTTTCTTTGAGATTACAGATGTAACAGCATATCGCATAGCATCGAGCGAGTGATCATATTCCTTAATCGGCTCATCAAGTGGATTCCCATCGGCATCCTCCTTGTACCGGTAGTTCGAAAGTTCAATGGCAATATCTTTGCTTGCACTTGTAACCACCAGTTCGAATTCATTGATGGCTGAGATGCCATAGGAGATACTGTCCTTTCCCTTCTCTGCTTTGTGTACGTTCAACCTATGCTTACCTCTCAGATGGTCTATTAGAATAGGGTCGGCAGAATCCGCAATTATCTTACCTCTGTTTGTTTGAATGGTTCTGTTTATCTCTTCGCCCAGTTCATCGATACCCATTCCACGCTTGTAGATCAACTGCTTTAGGTAAATCTTTCTGTTTGACATATCGAGTTTTATCTCCACAAATGCAGCAGGACTGGTACTATAACCAAAGTCAAGGCCATAGATAGGCTCAATGTTGATCTGCTTATACTCTGCCTCTTCGATTGCATTCCAACGAGGATAAACCAATCCACCTTCGAATGGTCTTGGGTCTTGTTGGTACATTGCTTGGAATAGCCTTGGTGAGTTATCCTGAAACTTAGATAACTTCGATAAGCTATGTCTGTTCTCCCATAGTGCTTCGCCAATCTGCCTTGGGTCATTATCGTGTTTATCTGCTGACATCAATATACCAGGAAGCGTTAAGACTGTCCATTCGTGTGCATCTTTTTGCTTCAGAATTCTACCACTAAGGTCATCTTCGTGCCATCTTGTCTGTGTGATAAGAACTTGTGAGTTATTGTGCAAGCGAGTAGAAAAAACGCCATTGTACCAATCCCATACTCGGGCACGATACGTTAAGCTATTCGCCTCAACAACATCCTTAACAGGGTCATCTATGATGCCAATGTCAACTGCTGTACCGGTCAAGCTACCACCAACACCAACGGACTTATAAAAACCAACATTCTCGACTATCTCAAAGATATCTGCATTTCTAAGGTAGCTACCTTTAGCACTTGTTCTGATGTTCGAAGAGTTTAACCTGGAGTTCGGAAACACATCGATATAAACTTCATCATCCATTATGCGCTGAACATCTCTGTTAAAACTTCGACTTAGATCGGCAGAATAAGAACATCCGACAATCTTCAGTTTTGGATTGATGCCAAGCAAGTAAGCAGGCAATCTCCTGGATGTTAACTCGGACTTACCGTGCTGCGGAGGCATGAATACCATAAGCTTCCGAATCTTACCTTCCGCAAACTTTTGCAGATAGTCAATCAAAAGTAAGTGATGCCAGTTGAAATGGTAGTCAGGCTTGGTGTGAGAAACGAACCGCTTAAAATCCTTCGCTGCTATCAGTTGGCGAATACGCTGCAAGTTCAGCAATTCGTTCAAGCTCTCTGAGTTGATCAATGCCAAGGTTTTCGAGTTTAAGGGTTTGTTGTATCTCTATCATTCCACCATCTTCGCCAGTTATCTCTGTACGTGATAGCTTTGGTATTAAGTATTCCTGTAGTTCAAGCCAAATCTTTACCCGGTCCTTTGGGTCCATTAAGTCCAGGTCTTCCTCGATACGTTCACCGAGTTTATTTGAGATTCGAGCAAGGAAGGCTTTTGTTTCTGCTGTTGTTTTATTTTGGCTTCCTTTTGGTCTTCCTGTTGCTAATTTATGACCTGGAGTAAATGACATCTTATTATTTTGTATTATTTTAATACTAATCCTATCTTATTTAACATTCTTTACCACTTCTAAGCAATTATCTTTCTAAAGTGGTACTCTACTATCAAAAAGAAAAAAAAGTGTCTTAAATCGAAGATTTTAAAAAGGAGGAAGGGAACTACCAATAACCTTCCCCCTAAAAACCCCTATGACTTAACAAGTGCAAAAATATGTCTTTTTTTTACCTAAATCAAATGTAACAACCGTAACACTACTGTAACGCAATTTTGTTACACCTAACTACTTAATAATAATATAATTATAATAATGTAACATATGTAACAATAATATACCTATACATATAGCATAATAATAAATTCTCTTATATATATATATATTTTCCCGTTACAATCGTTACATTGTTACACGTATTGAGAATCAATAAGTTAAAAGAAACAGTAAACGTTACAAAAAAAAAGGCTGTTACATGGCAAAAAAAAAGAGTGCCCCGATATAAGGCACTCTAAAACAAACTATTAACACACTAAACAAAGTCGTTGAAATCGCTTTTTTTGAGTAACGGATTGTAATCCATTGTTGTTTTTCTGCTCACATCTCTGCCGAAAATCTTGCCAAATTTCTCTGCTGCGTCTTTTATTGCATAGGTCTCAGCTGCGGGTGCTGCTTTCTGTACACCATCGGTCTTTACTGCATTCCAGTCTGTTGCGCCTGCTCCTTTGTCTGTTTGAATTGCTGTTGCACCGATGCCATCTTGAAACATTATTTCATTTGTGATTGGATTCGTTACAAAGAGTCTAACCGTGACTACAACGCTGTTTGCGACTACTTGCACGTTTTTTACTTCAACCCACCATTTGGTAAAAATTCGTGTTAAAAGGTACTCAATTTTCTCAATTGAGATGTAACGATAGCCTTTTATCATTGGATGTTCGCTTAACCAAGCCTTCGGAGGGTCTTGATTTAGCAGTACAGTTAATGCATTTTGCTTGAGGCTGTCTTCAGAATCTGTAATCAGTTCTTGGAATGTTGGTAGTTTTGTGATATTTGACATTGTGGTAGTTATTTAACCCATTTAGGGAGTGAAAGAATATTGATGCTTTTGTCTTCTGTGTATCCGTGCCAGTTGTTTGTTTCGACACATTTTTTGTAAGTTGCGATATCTGCCAGGTAATCTTCTCTGCCTTTCTGTATTGCATCCTGGTCAAGTTCGTACACCTCAACATTGAACGGAGATTCTTTTTCTACAGCAATAAAGAAGAACCTTTCTGCTTTTGTCAAGTCCATATAAAGTGCTGCCTGTACGTGATATCTGTATTTCCAAACAGATTTTGCGAACTCTGATGGTGAGCTATCGTTAGTGCTCTTAAGGTCAAGCAATACATTGAACTTGGTATTACGAAAATCGGGTTTACATTTGAATTTAACACCTTCGATTTCTCCGAATACCGGCACTTCTGCTTGTCCATCTTTAAGTAGTGCTGCTGCTTTTGGATGCTGTAGAACTGCTGCTGCGATTTTTAAAGCTTGTTCGTGTTGGTCTTCTGTAACAATCAGTTCAACACCTTGAGCATCTTCTAAGAATGCCTCATAAAGAAGTTTACCTTCCTTGGTTCTGCGGTCACAGCTCGGCATAATTGCGAAGTTATCCTGTTCGAATAGTACAGAATGCACAATGCTTCCGAAGTTCATCGCTGAACTAACTGTTTTCTTTTCTCCTTCGATATATGCTTTTAAATGAGCAGGAGATTTGCGAATCTGATCCAGTAAGCTTTTGCTTAAAAAATCTGTTTTTGAGTGATACTCTTGATTTGTCATGGTAGTTATTTTTAAAATTTTAACGAATTGTTACACAAAGATAATAAAATATTATTACTTTTGCATCATTGTATAATATTTTTTTCAAAAAACGTAAAAAAAATGAAGACTTACGAAAGAATTAAACAACGTGCCGACAAGATTGGAATTAGCATTGCAGAGCTATGCCGTAGAACAGGAATCCACAAGCAGACCTTGGATAAGTGGAGCAGAAAAGAACCACAAACATTAGAATTTATTGAAAAAATCGAACATGAATTAAAAAAAATAGAAAATGAGTGTAAACCTTAGACCATACCAGTCCGATGCAGTAGATTCTATTCGAGGCCATTTCAAGCAAGGAAGCAAAAGAGTATTGTTTGTTCTTCCAACTGGTGGAGGCAAGACTGAAACTTTCATTCATATCGCAGAGCAGGCGATGAGTCGAAATAAGAAAGTATTCTTCCTGGTGCATAAAAAGAACCTTGTAAGGCAAATCTCTGAGCGATGCAATAAGTATAACTTGCAGCACGGAATTATTGCAGGAGGACACAAAAAAAACTACCAACATTCTGCACAGGTTTGCAGTGTTCAGACATTGAAGAACAGATTGGATGAAGTTCCGGTACCTGACCTTATTATTATTGATGAGGCTCATCATGCAAGTGCAGGAACTTGGAAAGCAATAATGGAATACTATTCAGAAACTTTTATGCTTGGTGTTACTGCAACACCTTGGCGATTGGATGGCAAAGGTCTTGGAGATATGTTTCAACAGATGGTACTTGGGCCTCCGATTGCGGAACTGATTCAGATGGGTAATCTTGTTATGCCGGCATATTATATGTTCAAGAAGATTGAAGCTTTGGATAACTTAAAGCAAAACAATTTTGGAGAATATGACTTGGGAGAGATATCTGATGTAATGACCGATGCTGCGATTTGCGGAGACATAGTCAAGGAATACAAAAGACTTGCCGATGGTGAGCCTGCAATCTATTCCTGCTCCACGATTCACCACGCACAGGAGATGGCCAAAACTTTTAGGAATGCAGGATATACATCTGAGGCAGTTCACGGAGAGCAAAAAGATGAGGAAGTTGATAGGATATTCAAAGGTCTTGCGGATAGAACTATCCAGGTGGTTACATTTTGTAACCTAATCAGCGAGGGAACAGATATTCCTGCTGTTGCTGTAGTAGGTATGCTCAGACCAACGGCATCGCTAAGTTTGTATCTTCAGATAGTCGGCAGGGGATTGAGACCTTGCGAGGGCAAAGACAAGTGCATCATTTTAGATCACGTGAACAATATGGTAAAGCATATGCATCCGCTCACACCTCGTGTATGGGATTTAAATGGCATCAAGAAGAAAAATAAAAAGAAGAACGAAGTCGAAGATAACTACAATGTTTGCCAAGGCTGTTATGCTGTTTTTGAAAAGACTGAGGAGTGCTGCCCTGAATGCGGATTGATACCTGAATCAAAACAGAGAGAACAAAAGAAAATTGAGAATGCAGTTGCTGTCAAAGATAATAGGTCGTTGGATGATTTCTTGAATATGCAGCAAGGAGCCAAGCAGAAAGAACAATGGGAATGTATAACATTTGAAGAACTATGGCAGTACAAGGAAAGAAAAGGACATCAAGACTACTGGGTAAAGCGTATTTTTGAAAGTAGGGTATTGAAAGAAGTTAAAGATGCTAATAAAAAATTAGAACCACTTATGAAAGAAAAATTGTTAATAAAAGAAATTATGGATTTTGTAAAAACAATTAATAACAAATATAAAATCAACGCTACAACACTTTGCGAAACAGATTTTCAGTCTGCAATCGACAAGGCCTGGAACTCATTTTACAGTTGGAAACAAGTTCAAAACAAAAATAATTTTAAAAAAAGTTACAAAAAGTATTGAGATAATAATATTTTATTATACTTTTGTATCCGTAATCATTATTTATTATTTAAAACTACCAGTTATGTCAACATTACAAAGCTCATTGCACCTCGTTTCTCCTGAAGAAAAGGCAAAACAATTTATTGAAAAATATTCAGTAGTAGATTTCGAAAAAGCAACTGAATACCAAAAGATGATTGCATTTCACCATGCATCTAATGCCGTTAGTGATATAATCTCTGTCCTAATAAGTCCAGATGTATTATCAAATCACACAAAAGCTGTTTACGAATATTATCGTGAAGTCAGAGACATTATATTTCAACATAGAAGTACACTTAATCTATGAGAAAGTGGACAGATGATGAGAGGAGGGTATTAAGTGCCCTTTACTCTGATACCGACATAAAGGAGATTTGCAGAATCTTGGGCCGATCCGATAAAAGTATTTATACACAAGCATATCTCTTAGGCTTAAAAAGGTCAGAAGAATACATAAAGATGCTTCTTCAGATTGAAGCAAAAAGGCTTAGAGAAGTTGGTAATCAATCAAGATTCCAACCTGGTCATAAAACTTGGAACAAAGGAACGAAAGGTTATATGGGAGCAAATTCAACAAGCTTCAAGAAAGGACGCAAGCCTCACAATACAAAAGAAATCGGATCTACCAGGATAGATGGCAAAGATATGTTCTTACTTGTAAAGGTGGCCGATAAAAAATGGATTCGAAAAGAGATTCTGATTTGGGAAGAAGTTTACGGAAAGATACCAAAAGGAAGCATATTAAGAGTAAAAGACCCAAGACAAGATAAGTACGACATTAACAATCTGATGTTGATTAGCAAAGAAGAGCATATGAAGCTTAACACAGTTCATAGATTTCCCGAAGAACTAAAGAAGACAATCAGAGCATTAACAAAATTGAAAAAAACTATCAGAAAAAATGGCACGAAATAAAATTGAAGACCTTCGGAACTTGCTTTTCGAACAGATTGAAAAGTTAATGGATGATGATGCCGATGTGGATAAAGAGACAGCAAAAGCCAAGGCAATATCAAAACTCGCAGACACAATAATCAACTCTGCAAAAGTAGAAATCGATTTCTTAAAAATGATGGGTAATGAAGGTACCGGAACAGGATTCATACCAGTCGAAAAAAAGCTAATAGGATGAGAGATATAATTTTAATAAGTCTGTTAATAGCTGCAATAATCTATTCAGAATTTAAGCCAAAACAGAAACCCGAAGTAATTGTAAAAACCATTTACGTTACTCGTGACACTTGCGATACTGATTCTGATTTCATTAAAGCAATTGGACAAATAGAGTCCAAAAATACAGATAGTGCAATCGGGGATGGTGGCAGAGCTATTGGCAGATATCAGATTCATGATATTTGCGTGAAGGGATCGGGATTAAAAGACCTACTTAACTATCAGCACAAAGATATGCAAGATTCAGTAAAAGCAGAGCACGTTTTTTGGGCAGCTATGGGAGTGCATTGTTATACCTACGCTCAGAAGCATGGCAAATACCCTACATATGAGGAACTGGCAAGGATGTGGAATGGTGGCCCGAATGGTTATAAGAAGGAATCAACTTTAGGCTATCTTAAAAAATTCAAACAGCAATGAAAGAGCAAGGCTATTACAATAAAATAAGAGCGGAGCATTCCAAAAATGGTGTTTTGTTTCGAAACAATACTGGAGTCGCATACCAGGGAATAAAAAAATACATAAATTCGCAGCTCGTTATTACTCAGCCTCGTATTATTGAGTTCGGATTAATCAAAGGAAGCTCCGATCTAATTGGATGGACAGAGGTAGAGATTACTCCGCAGATGGTCGGGACCAAGGTCGCAGTATTCACAGCTGTAGAAGTCAAGACCGAAAGCGGAAAGGTAAGCAAGGAACAACAAAATTTCATTAACAATGTCAACAAAGCAGGTGGCATAGGCAAAATAACAAGAGTATGAATGAACTAATCGAAAAAGCAGAGAAAGTTATCCAGGAGTTAATCTCTGAAGCTAAGTATATGGATGGATTTTTGAAGGATGAAGTTACCAAGAAAGCATATCGAGAAAAAAAGGAAAGGCAGTTAGCAGTTTTAAACGAACTGATTGAAGAAACTCAAAATAAAGAAACGATATTTTTGGAAGTTCCAGCACAAAGTCCTACATTGCACACCCTTAAACTTGAAAATCGGGATGAGTTTAGCATCCGAAAGATACATGGCATTCACGGAAAGGAGGCAGCAAGAGCGGAAAGTCTAAGGAGAGCCAATGACTTTATGGAATATCAGGAAGCAAAATATAGTCAAAAATCACTACAATGACAAAACTACCAATCAAATGGGATAACAATCCCGAAGATGTAACACCACTACCAGCAAAAAGAACCCGAAAGCCAAAAGCAGAGCCAGCACCGGATAACTCTGTAACTACTGATGCAAGAGGCTTCATAGGTGGATACTTCAAACCACTTGGATGGGATACAGAATCGAGAGCGCAAAGGTTTTACTTTTATTCAAAGACAAGCAATGCGATATTGGCATTTTCAACTGCAAAGTTCACCAAGCAGCACGTTACTGCTTTGGCACCATTGGAGTTTTGGGATCATGAAGTTTTTGCAAAGTCGGAGAACATCTCGAACTTTTTAGTTCAATGCTGTAATAAAGTAGGATATTTTGATTTACAAAATATCAGAGGTCGAGGTGCCTGGAAAGAATCCGATAGAATTATCTTTCATTCCGGGATGCAGTTACTCAGCGAAAAGATTCGATATAACCTTGGCAGCATTGAAACGGAGTTTACTTATGAGATGCGAAAGAACATCCGCATTCCGATAGAAAATTCAATGGATAGAATCGAATGTTCCCTGCTTACAAAAATCTTGTCTTCTCTCAATTGGCAGACCGAAGCAGATGGTAAAATGTTAGCAGGATGGTTAGCGATAGCACCGATTTGCGGAGCATTGTCCTGGAGGCCTCATTGTTGGATTACAGGCCCTCGTGGAAATGGAAAAACCTATGTCTTGGAACAGATTATTCACCAGGTCTTAGGAGAATTTTCAATCAATGCTCAAGGAACAGCAGCGACAGAGGCAGCGATAAGGCAAAAACTTAATTCTGATGCTATGCCAGTGACGATTGACGAGTCGGAAGGTAACGATGAGAATGCAGCAAGGAGAATGCAGGAAGTTATTGCACTTGCAAGAGCAGGAAGCTCAGAGAAGTCTCCGGCCATTCCGAAGGGCGGCAAGGATGGAAAAGCAACGGACTATTTTATCCGCAGTTGTTTCTTGTTTGTGAGTATCAATCCGCAGTTAGTCAATGACAGCGACAAGCGAAGATTTACAGTCTTCGAACTTGCAAAGCATCAAGATGCTGAGAAGTTTAATATTCTGAACAAGAAAAAGAAAGAAGTAATTAACAAAGATTTTGGCGTTCGATTTATAGCCAGGATGGTTAATCTTGTACCAAACATCTTGCAATCGATTGCAATATTTACGGAAGTTATTACCGAGGCTGTTGGAGATCGGGCAACTGGTGATCAGTTTGGTGCGCTAATGGGCGGTTGGTGGCACACCTGGAATGATGATGTTGTTACATTTGAGCAGGCTTGCGAGGAATCTATTGAACTGCTTAAAATGAAAGGACTATTGAATCAAATATCAGATTTGACTGATGAGGAAAGATGCCTACAAACGATTTTACAGAATGAAACAAGGATTGAAGGCGATTTTATTGGAACTGTAACAGTTGGAGAGTTGGTCGAATATGCTTCAGAATATGACCCACAAGCCAAAATTAAACAGAATGCAGCCAATGAGAGGCTGATGCGATTAGGATTGAAAGTAGTTCAAGATAACAAAGAAAAATATTTGCTTATTCTGAATACATCTACCTGGGTTAAGATGATTTTGAGTCGAACTCCTTGGGCAATCTCCTATTCAACTGTACTTTTAAGGCATAAAGGAGCAGAGAAAAAGGCAACAACGAGATTTGCAGCAGGGTTAATTGGTAGATGCGTGCAAATAAATTTAAAAAATGTTCTGTAAATATTTGTAATATTATATCAATTTATTACTTTTGTAATCAGTTCGGGTGCTCTCGGTGACCAACTTAATTCGACTCGAACGTTAAAAGATAAATTAGGACTACTTACGCGCTGTTTGTAGTCCTTTTTTATTTTTTTTTAAAATTATTATTAAAATATGTACAATGTAATAAAATTATATTATCTTTGTGCATCATTAATAATTAAAACTACCAAGTTATGACAAACAACAAATTCAGCACAGGCATTTTTATGGAATGCGACAACTTCCCAACTAACGAAGTTTATGTAAAATTATTCGGAACATTTGTAGATGAGGAAAGAGGCTCAAGAGATAGCTACGGATGTCAAATGGAACCCGATTATGATGCATATTTTGAACTTGATGACATCTTTATTACTGACTATGACAAGTCTGTTACAATCGAAGAGGCTGCTATCTTATTTGAGCGTACTAAATCTGAACTTCAAACCTTATTTTCTGAAACTTTAATGGAGGCTTATGACTCTGATATCGAGGAGGATTCAATATGGTTTTAATGATATCAATCTTTTGTCTCAGCACAGGTCTTGGCCTGTTGCTGATGACTGAAAGTCTCGGGCCATATTCCCCGAAACCAAAGCGAAAAAATAAGTATAAGTATTACGAACCTAAAAACGATTAAAATGGTAAACAAAGTTTCGCTGATTGGAAGAATCGGCAACATCGATGTAAAGGATACAAAGAGCGGAGAGAAGCTCACAAGCTTATCCCTGGCAACATCCGAAAGCTACAAGGACAAGAATGGCGAATGGCAGGACAAAACCGAATGGCATCGCTGCACTATCTTCAAAGAGTTTAAAGCCGATAAAGGAGATTTGTGCTATCTTGAAGGTAAAATCACCTACAGAGAACACGAAGGAAAGTATTACACCGATATTATAGCCTCATATGTTCGCAAAATCAATTCTAAGGGAGAAAAGATAGTTGAGCAGGATGAAATTCAAAACAACTTACCAAGTCCTACAGGAGCGCAAATGGTAGCGATGAAAGTAAAAGTAAGGAAAGGAGAATTAAAACTCTCGCAGATTAAAGAAAAGTTTAACCTAACAACCGAAGAACTTGCAATATTGAACGCTGAAGTTCCCAAAGGTGAAGATGATGATGAGTTACCATTCTAAAAAATTAGAGCATCCGATTAAGATGCTCTTTTTTTATATAGTGCCTATGAGAGTGACTTTTAATCCCTTGCCGGTGCCATCACCGACCTGGTCTATGTCTATAGTTATCTCTGCATCATCTGTAAGACTTGAAGTTACTATGGTAGCAGGAGTAGCTGCTGTTACTGATGTCTTTTCGGTGTTATCAATGGTCAGTTTTGTTCCCAGGATAGATGAACCACTTTGGTTGACATCTACAGTAAAAATACTACCACTTGTCTGTGCTACACCTAAGCTTGCACGAACTGCTGTGAGCGTAAAAGCAAAAGGCATTCTGAATATTATCTTACTTGTGCCTGTAGTTAGTGCTGTAGTCTCATCGCTAACTGCGAGTTGAATTACTTGTTTATAGGTAAGTCCTGTGATGTTTCCGACATTTAGAATGTTATTGCCATTCATATCGATGTCATTGGCTCCAGCATTGTTACCGGAAGCTAAAATAACTGCTAAAGTATCAGCTCCGATAGTTACATCGAAAAATAAGCATAGTTTTTCAAGTGTATCATTATAATCGCTTCCCCAGGCAGAACCTGATGAGTCTTGTACTTGGCCCCAATCTCTAATTTGAGCAATAACGTTCATAGTTCTGATATCTATGAACTGAAAACCGATATTAGGAGATTGAAAAGGATAGATACGGATAGCACCTTTCGGAACTGCTTGCATCAATCCATAGTCAGGGTCGGTAAAAATTACCATATTCCCTGCTGCATATATCTTGAGAGTCTTATTTATCATCATTGTTTTCTACTTTTTTCTGCTGAACTTTTCCGTACAATAGTGTTCCCGTAAATGCTGCTACGGAAGTAAGGAATATTGACATCCCTGACCAATCAAGATTTGTGCATTTTGTAGCGTGAATGATAAGATAAATAAAAATACCAATACACAACAAGCATACACACAAAGTGCCTATAAACAATGTTACTCGCATCGAACTGACATCTGTGCTTTCTTTTAAGAAACCGAACATATTTTTAGTTTTTAGATGACTTTAGTTTTAAGAGTTTCAATCATTGACGTAATCAGTGCAGTTCTGAATGTTGGGTTTATTAAGAGATCTGCGTTGTTTGGATTATCGAAAAATCCAAGCTCAAACAAAATTGCCGGCATGGCTGTAGCAGTTGTGATATGCAATGGAGTATCTAATACTAATGAAGACCTTCTCTTGCTGCCATACCTATCGAATATCTTTTCAAGTCCTTGGCAAATAGATAAAGCAAGACCAGCAGTTTCTGAATTAAGTTTGTACACAAAAGCACCAACACCTTCAGCACCTGTCTGTGGGCCTGTAGTCATTCCTGCTGCATTAGCGTGGAAAGAAAGAAATAATGACCTGGTACCATATTTTGCTGCAATCTGATTTGCAGAGTCTGTTCTATCTTTTAGTGAGTTATCTGCCCAAGGGTGATATACAGGTATGCAATGAAATTTTGCTGCTATAGCTTTTTCCATAAACTCATTTGCAAATTGTCTATTGAAATGACCCTCATAAAACCATCCATTATCATGGTATGCTTTGCCATTTGTATGAAGTGTTTTCTTCCCAATAGTTTCAGGTGTTAAATATTTTTTTGTTAGTGGGTCCAGTCCACCATGACCGGCATCGATGTATAATATTGTTTGTTTCATCTATCTAATTTTTCTACAAGGTTAAGAAGTTTTTTCATCATTGCAGTATTGTTTTCAATGACATTATTGTTGCTGTTTACTGTGTCAATAAGTCTTGCACGATCTTCTGTCATATATTGATCATGTCGTTTTTCAAGCTCTTGTATTCTTAGTTCGTTTTTCTTATGCCAAGCAAAGAACTGTTTGCCCATAAAAAAAATGATTGCAATCATTAGGATGGCAAAAATGCCAAGAACTCCATAGTTTGCGAGTGTGTTAAGATATCCGGGGATTGCTTCTTGGAATAATAGTATAGTCATCTTGGTGTGTAATTGATTAAAGGTAAATATTTAACCCACCAGCAATCGATATTTGTATTATCAAAAATCTGATGGAGAGGGATTATCCAATTGTTTTTTGAATCTTGTAGAGGAGTGAAGAACTTATCATCTTCATATTGTTTTTTAGACAAAAAGTCCTTTTCCTCCTGATCTAATAAACCGCCTAACATAGTTATAATTTTTATTTTTCTGGTGATGGAGGCTCAGGTTTTGGTGTATATTCAATCAAAGGCAAATATTTGACCCATTGGAACTCAGGAGTCACACATTGGTCAATCTCTTCAACTGAAATTATCCAATCGCCATATGCATCCTGTATTGGGTTAAAATAGCTGTCCTCATCATAAAGTTGACCGACAAGCTCATTTTTTTGCGATTCTGTTAAAAGTCCTACGTATGTCATAATCTTCCTAAAGTTGTATTATATGTTACTACTGCATTTCTTAAATTTAACCCTTCTGCTGCTGATAAGCCATCTCCTAAACTATGAAAAGCAATTGACATAATAGCATAATTTGCAGCTGTACCAGCATTATTATGAGCAGCAAGATAGCAAGTTAAAGAAGGCAAATTATGATTTGTCGTACTTGTAGTTGAAGTTGTTGATGTTCCATCAGCTTTAACTATAAACATATTGTTATTAGCTGTTCTTGACGATGCTCTAAACCCTTTTAATGAAGATGCTGTAACTGATGTTTCAGAATTTGTTATACCTAAATCTCTAAATGTTAATGTTGTTCCAGATGATTCTATTGTTGTTCTAAAAGTAAACGATGATGAACTTTGCGCTCCACCCATACTTCTTAATGCTGTACCTGAATTATCAGTATTATGATAAAACGCATGGTGATGTGAAAACCGTTGTAATGCAGTATTAGCATTTAAAAAAGTATCAGCATATCCATTTGTGCCATTTGGTAAAGCACCTGTGCTGCTATGAGTCCAACCCCCATTAAACACAAGTCTGTAAGCGGCATCTAAATCTTGCGGGTCTTTCAAATTCCATTTGTGCAAGGCAGCAGTACCACCCACCATCGGATAAATAGCTTTCATTTTTGTCCAAATGCTTGCTGCTTTTAAATCCAAAACAAGCTGATTGACAGCGTTTAAATTTGTGGCACCTGTTAAGCCTGAAGCTGTAAAAAATGCCTGAGCATCGGGGTCGAATCCGCCAGCATAAACGTAAGGATTTATTATCATCTTGTTCCGATTAGAGTAATTTTTAAACCTGTTGCTGTGCCGTCTCCGATTTGGTCGATATCAATTGTTATTTCTGCATCATCTGCTAATGCCGTGTCAGATATAACCGCAGGAGTTGCAGCCGTTGTACTTGTTTTTTCTGTATTGTCAATAGTTAGCTTAGTGCTTAGTATTGTTGCACCGCCCTCGTTTATGTCAACAGTAAAAATAGAACCGCTTGCCTGTGCCGTTGTTAAACTTGCTCGAACCGAAGTCAATGTCATTGCGTAAGGCATTCTAAATGTCATTTTTGCCGTTCCCGTTGTTAATGCTGTTGTTTCATCAGATGCAGCGAGTTGAATTTCAGTAGCAACTGGATTTGTTTGCAATGCCCAAACAGCTGCTCCTGTTGTAGCATCCGAGCAAACATAAGTAGTTCCATCATCTAATGTCCAAAGCGAGCCAACTGCATAACCTAAAGTATCGTCATCGGTTAATGTAGGAGTAGTAGTAAAGTTATACAAAGACTGTCGGATAGTGTTACCAGAACTGCCCATCACATACAAACGCCCTGCTTCCCACTTTAACTCATAACCAAGTCCACAGATTTGAGCGATACCATTTGAACCTCCAAGGCCTGCATCAATTGTGCCCTCTTTTAATCTTGATAAATTTGAGAACACAATTCCATTACCTACCCTAAAATCAATATCGTTTGGCCCTGAATAATTTCCAAGACCTAATACAGTTTGTAAATCAGATGAACCACCGCCTGCTACATCAAAAAAAAAAGCAGCTAAGGCAGTAAATACAGTAGGCTGATCTGCACCATAAGGAGCATCTGAGCTATCGAGTACATCATCGTATTCAGCTACAAAAGCAATAACATCTCCTGTGAGAATATTCTCAAAAAGGAAACCACTTGTGCCCCAAGGTTTGATTGTTGCTTGTCCTCTTGGAAGTGCCAGGAACGGAGTTGTAGTACCTGGCAATCCAAAGGCGATACCACCTCCGATTGGGTAAACTTGTAATTCTGCAAATTGCTTATTCATCATTAGTATATTATTGGAAATGTTGAAATATTTTTACTTTTTGGTGTACAGCATAGGCACTTTCCTTCGGGTTCAAAATCGAAAGGAACAAACAATGCGCTGTTATCACAAAGATACGTGATAACTTCTTGTTGCAGAAATTGAATCTTATCTTTTAATGTATCTTTTAGGTAACGCATATCATTACCTGTTGCAGCTGTAGCAAAATTTGCTTGTGTAACTTGAACTCCTGCCGATGTGATTTTAAAGTGAGCAAAACTCATTGACTCTTCCAGGACAGAGAATCCAATCAGATCGAATAGCTTACCATCCAAAAACAGATTTTCAAGGTCTGTATCTGTGAAGGCAGGCTCAATTGCACCGAAAACAGGATTGTAGTTAATAGTATTTGCTGTCCTATTGGCTTTCAGTTCATCGAAGAACTTTGCACCGATAAGATTGCGAACGTATCTTCGCTCTGCATTGTCAACGAATGGAGCCAACAAATTCGGGTCGAACTGAGTATCTGTCGGAGTTATGCGGATGTAACCACCTCGCACAACTTCCAAAGCCTTTATGAATTGCGCCATCCGAGTAAGTTTTTAATTTTTGCCAATATATTTTGCTGCTTATCTGTTCCTTCCTCTGCATCCACTTCGGCATCTGCTTCTGCTTGAATCTGCTCTTCCTTGATTGCAGGCTCCAATGTTGGGCCATAACCAAGAAGTTCTCTTCCTTCAGTTTTAGTGAGAAGCATATTCACTTCGAGTTCTCCTGCAAAGCTTACCGGAACGATGTTTATAAAATCAAGTTCTACAGATTTTAAGAACTCCATATTTTCTGTCTCAGCAACTGTATCCAAATATGGCTTAACAATGCCTCTCAAGATTGTTTGCTGTATATCATAAATCTTTGTTCGATATAAGATTTCGAACTCAGAACGTATTTGCTGATTATTGCCAAGCTGTCCTGGTGTCGCTTGTACTAAACTTAATGGAACTTCAAAGCCTGTAGCTATTCTATCCTTTGCGATGGTTGACAATTCCATAAAATAGCCATTATATGACTGCTCGAATGGTACCCAATTGGCTTTTAATTCGGGATTCTCAAGGATTTGAAACAATACTTTGAAGTCATTACCAGTATCAGTCATCTTAGCCATGAAGGCTTCCTGGTAATCTTTCTGCTGTTCGGGAGTTAAGTCACCAAACAACTGTAATAAACCCGATGTAGTTAAGCCATTGCGGAATTTTGAAACATTGAACTTAGCAATTCTGTATTCAAGCTCAACAAAATGTTTGGCACCTATCCAGTTCGGCACTCCCCATTGGTACATCAAAGGACTATACTGCTTAAGTTGTAGCATTGAAGACTTATCGAATCCGTAAAGGTCGGCAATGTTTGCACCTTGACCATAGTCTGAGTCTAAAAGTTCATCAAGTTCATCAGTAAAGCGAGGATAGGCAGCGATATCTTTTACTGTTGCAGGAACATTTGATAACTCATATCTTTCTTGATGCCTACTTCTTCCGGCATAAGGTAGAATTGCCCAATCCGCTGAGATACCATAAAAGCGAGTCTTTAGGTCAGAGCTTCTGAATGGTCTTACAAAGTTAATATTTTGGTGTGTAGCGAAAGTAAATCCTTGGACTACATCTAACTGCACAAATGCGTTTCCAATTGCCTGATAGTCAAATGCAGCCTTTTTACAGATATCTAAGATGTTATCTCCATCACTATTCTGCCTTGACAATACTGCCCAAAGCTTATTCTTTTGCTCGGGAGTCAGAATCTGCGCAGATTTCTCGCCAAGGATAGACTTTTCCTTGCGAATATAGAATCCTTCACCTACAGTATAGTAAGCAATTTTGTTGCAGATGGCTTTTGCAGTTGGAGAATTATTTATCAGAGAAATAATCTGCTCCAATTCGCCCTCACGAACGAACGGCAAATAGTCGAACAAACCAAACAGCGCACGTGTTGGGTCTGAATTTTCGAAGTATAAGTCCTTAGGCAGAACGATTTGATCTGCTGTAGTACCTATCTGCATCGAAAAATAGTTGTTAGGCTTGTTCTTTTTACTCATTAGTCTTCTTTTTCAGTTGTTTCCTCTGCAATAATAGGCTTTTTTATCTTCTTTGCAGGTAAACTAAATGCAAAATCTTTTAATTCATCAAGTGTGTTATCAAAATACTTTAACAACTGCTCAGGATGTTTGCTTTCAAGATGTGCTTTGATGTATTTTTTAAGGTCATCACCTTCCAATGTGCCGAGATTTTTGCCCTGGTATGGTACATTGTAATTTTTACAGAAATCTTTTACTTTAATCATATTGCAAAAGTTTAAAAAAGGCGGCTTTTACACCGCCTCTTAGATTGAAATACCTCCTAAACTGATGAAAAACTAATCCTATGTAAGAGCTAAGATACCAGCAACACCAGGAGTGAAGACAGTAGCAGCACCATCAACAACTGTATCGCAGATAAGCTCCAATGTGATTTGTGAAGGGTCAGTCAAGTTGGTACCTGTAGTGATTTGAGTACCACCACCAAGGCGAGCGTTAAGGTCATCAAAGAAGCCCCAAGCTACAACTTGTCCGTTGTTTTCTTCGTGTAATACAATGATACCGCAGCAAGATTGTTTTGCAGCTTCTACCAAGAACTGGCGAGTATCCTGGTCACGACATTGTCCGTTACCGGTGAATGTCTGAGTTAATGAGTTGTTACAACCATCATCAGAAACATTAAACTGCTCTGTGAAAGATTTGCTGTTACGCTTCAACTGTACTTCGTAGAATACAGCAGCACCATTCATAGTGATGGCTGTAATTTGTTCAGAACCATCAAAAGTGATAGTTGCAATATCATCGAAGTTAGCTATCCAAATTCTTTTTACACCACCAGCACAAGACTTTGCGCAAGATGTTGTTAAACCTTGAGTAATTGCCATTTTGTTTAAAATTTATATTTTTGAAAATAGGGAGGCTGTTACACCTCCCGATTATATTCTTAGAGACCTACTGAGAATAACTCAGACCATACATAGTTGGTATTGAATACGAACTTTGCACGAAGAGTGATTTCATCTGTCTCAGGGTTTTGGTAAACCTTGAAGAAAGAAGCACCACCAGTTGCATCAGGTCTAAGGTCAGTACCGATAACCATGTTTGATTTATGTGTGTACACAATTTTGTTTTGGTCAACCAAACCGAAGTATTCGTTAGAGATTTCATCCCACTCGTAGTGAGCCTTAACCTTGATACCTCTGTAAGAACCTACAAGGCCTTGAATCTGCTCTTCGAAGATTCTGATGAAACCTGAAGTAACAGCGTTATCTTCCAAGTAAGTTACTACCTTATCCCAAAGCAAACCGCTAATGTGGATTACCTTGTCAGATGCAGGCATAGTCTTAAGAGCAGCAGGAGCAGCGTTAACTACATCTTGAAGCAATTCGTATGCTTGTTGGTTAGTCAATGCAGTACCTTGGTTTGAGTTAGTGTAAGCACCGATTGTGCCTGCTGTAACCAATTGGTCAAGATATTTGAAAATACCATCTGCCCAGTTGAGGTTGTCATCAGCATCAGCAACATCACCGAACCAAGCAACTCTGTTTACGTCTCTGCGGATACCTTCGCCCAACTGCTTAGTAAGCAAGTTAAGAAGGATAGTCAAATCAGGATTGCCCTTTGCAGTTGTGTACAATGGAGCAAGTAGATCGTAGTGAGTATTGATGAACTCCTCATAGCACATCTTTGTTCCTGCCTCAACGTACTGAGCAACAAGTGAACGCTCGCTCATAGTTGAAGTACCTTTGTACTTTGGAGAACAAGCTTGAAGCTTACCAGTTACGTTTTTGATTGCAGAAAGAAGACCGATTTTGTATTCTCCTGCGAAAAGGTTTTTCACGATAGCAAAATCTGCCATCATATCTTTGTCCACGAACACAGGTTCGAACATAATGTCGATTGCATCCTGTGCATTAAGTTTGATATTTAAAGATTCCATTTTTGAAATTTTGTTTTGAGTGAAAAAATTAAGCTACAACTACTGAAGTTGTGAAACTGCCATATTCAGAACCTGCATTGGTTACTCGTACAACTACTGCATAAGTACCAGCAGAAAGGGCACCAACAACAGTAAGAGTTGCAGTACCATCAGCAGCAACTACTGCCGTATCAGTAACACCATTAACCTTAGCTTCAAGTGTGAAACCAACAAGACCGATAGCATCAACTACATCAATTACAGATTGAGTTGCACCTGATTGATAAACTGCTGAATCAATTACCAAGTAAGCACCTCTTGCATTGCTGTTAAGAGCATTAGCTGTGTTAACTGTGATGCCTGCAACCAAAGAAGCAGAATCAAGATTGATGCTGTAAGAAAGCACTTGCTCTTGAGTTACCAACTTGTAAACGATTTCGATTGATGCATCCGGGCCGATACCATTATAAGCCTTAGATACATTAGTGATATCCAAAGTTTCAGTACCTGATGCATAAACAGCACCATTACCGTTGCCAGCTGAATCTGTGATATTGTAACGAACGAACTCGAACTGAGCAATGTTAGCAGAGTTTAGAGTGAAAGTTGCAGAGTTACCACCTGATGCGATAACAACATTGAAGGTAGGAGCTTCAGTGCTGTAACCTACATTCATACCTTTTAGAATAATGCCACCGCTGTTAGCCTTAACAAACGGATTTACGGCCGCTTTTTTGAAATTCTTTTCCATTTTTATAAATTTTTTGGATTTGTTTTGAAATAAACTACTCTCCGTTCAACTTAGCCTTAATAGATTTCGCAGCATTTACGAGCATTCCTTCGTTTTTGTCTGTGAATTTTCTTAAAGCTGCATCTCTGCGACTAAGAGTTTCAGTTTTTTGAGATTGAGCAGTTACTTGTGGTTTCTTTTCGCCTTGTTTCAAGCGAGCAAGTTCCTCACGCAAAGCTTTGATTTCGTTGGTTACATTCTCGACTTCAGGTTTTTTAATTTTCATACCTTTAGCTTCGAGTGCTGCCATCATTTCCTCTTCAGTCATTACCTTCTCTTCAGTAATAACTTTTTCCTCTTCCGGTGCTTCGATTTCTACTTTATATCCAGCAGCCTTAAGAGCTTCGATCATTTGTTCTTCAGTCATTGTTTCTTCGATTTTTTCGATGTTTGAAATGTTTTCTTCTTCGGTTTTTTTGTATTCATTATTTGGCGAAAAACCCAAGAACGCCAAAAATTTTTGGAAGAAAGATTTTTCCTCCGCTGTGATGTTATTGTTTAACTCTTGCATAAGTTCAGTTGGAACATTTACACAGTTACGAATTTGATTTACAATACTCGGAGCTGTCTCCGGTGTGATATATGTTTGAGCTGTTTCAATTGCATCAACAAGTCCAGCGTTGTATGCTTGCTGTGCTGAAAACCACGTTTCGTTGTCCATCCAGGCTAAAACTTGTTCTTTGGTCTCTTCACGGGAGCCATTGATAAGTTTTCCGTTAGACTGAATAACATCAACATAGTTTTCTGCGATACGATCTGTCATAGTATCAAGTGTATCGGCTAAACTGCGAAGTGTCTTAGATCCGCCCTCCGCAGAGACAGCGGTGTTGTGTATCATATAGAACGAATTGGCAGTCATTTTTCTTTCACCTGGTGTGCCTGATGCGTGAATCATCGTAGCGATGGAAGCACAAAGGCCCGAAACAGTAATAGCAACAGAGTTATTTTCTCCGTGTCGTTTCAATCTTTCTGCAATTGCGAATCCTTCGGTGACTTGTCCGCCACCAGAATTAAGAAAAATCTTTACATCTTTTGCTTCTTTTAAATCATAGTCAATATATCGGAGATTTTCGCCATAGTAAGCGTCAATCTCACCATTAATCGACATTTCAGAAGCCTCAGCATTAAATTTGTACATACCAAAAAACGAATTTGCACAATTATAGCAATAAAAAAATATTATTTTAGTGCAAAAATATGTTGTTTTATATTTTGATAATAAAATATTATTATTACCTTTGTATGGTCATTTAATAATTCACAATTCAAACATCACATTTATGCCGATTCCTACACCTAATCCAGGAGAGCAGTTCGACAAGTTTATTGAACGCTGTATGTCAGATGAGAACATGGTCTCTGAATATCCTCAAGACCAACGCTATGCCATTTGTTCTATGAAGTTCAGCAACAAAGACAAGGCAACCAATCCAAAGAACGAAGAAACATTCACAGACTATCCTAAAGCAGCCACCGAGAATGCAAAACGTGCACTCAAATGGAAAGAAGAAAACGGAAACAAGAATGACTGCGGAACTCTTGTCGGATGGATGAGAGCAAATCAGTTAGCCAAGAAAGAACCTATCAGCCTCACAACAGTAAAACGTATGGCAGCATTCATAAGACATCAAGAGAACAAAGATGTTAGCTATGATCAAGGATGCGGAGGACTAATGTGGGATGCTTGGGGAGGCGATGAAGGTATTAACTGGGCAATCAATAAAATCGAATCACTTAAATAATTTTTTAACAATTTTAAAACTACCAATCATGAGAGTATTATTTTTTCTTCTATTTGCAGTTACTGCAATGGCACAGCAACAAGATTCAGTTTACTGCATCCAAATTATGTCAACCAAAAACATTGACTTAGTACGTGCCGAACATCTTACGATGGCATATGATCAAGCCTATGTCGAACAAGCAGGTTCTTATCATAGAATCTTAATTCCTTATACTTCTCATGATGAAGCATGGTTTATGCTCTACACCTGGAAGCGAGCTCACAAAGATGCATACATCACAGTTCGCACAAAACAACAATTCGAACAGTATTCAAAACCATTCTACACAACAAGATGAAAACATTTTTTATCTTTGCTGTAGGTATGCTACTTGGAATCGCCTGCGGATTTATCTTTACTCAAATGACCAACACTATTATTTTTAGTTTTGTTTTGGGTATCGCAATTGGAATCGCTTTTGCAATCTTTAAAAAATAGATATGACAGCTGATATTACTTCGCTTCGTTACATTTTGTTTCTTCTTGATAGCAAAATTAAAGAACATGATGGTAAGATTTTTTCTTCTTATAATGAAGCGAAGCAATATGCAATCGAATGTATTAGCGAAAAGTATTCAGACAAAGCAGTAATAGGTTTATTTACTCTTGATCCGAATACAAAAGAAATGCTAATTACTAAAGTAGAAACCATAGGGTTTCCTGGAGACAAAAAAAACATTAACCAATTATCTTTATT